TATCAATATGCTTGAGATAAGTTTGCTGAACAGCAACTCCGAGAGTCACTGCTGGAAAGTTGCATGAGTTGGCAAAGAAACTTGCCTGTGGACATCTCTGCAGGGAAAATTTAAATCCCGTTGGAGATAGGAAGTTCCTATTTTGTATTTGCCTTTTGTATGGGTTTGAGTTAGTCATACTAACATGCCTTGTCGATCCATGTATTGGAGAACTTCTTTGAGATTACCGATGTGTTTAGCACCGATAGCAACCTGAGGATAAGTTGCTTCTTCACCAAACTCTTGTTCAAATGCTCTTTGTGTGAAGTGTTGATTGAGACGATACTCTCTAAAATCAAATTTAATATGTCTTAAGAGAGCACAGACTCTTTCGCATTCTTGACTTCCGTCACTGTAAACTATGGAAAGATTCCTAGTCACGCTGCCTCCAGTCGTCTGGTTTGTCTTGTTTGAACCAATCTACGATTTCATCCGCTCCAGAGAACCCTGATTTGTAATTAGATGGGTCGGGATCTCCTAGTCCCATCTTATTCATAAAATCGTCCATACTACCCTCCTCAATGTCTTGAGCAGCTTGTCGCCTTGCTTTCCTTAACCATTCACGAGCAGTGGTATTTGCCTTTGACAATTTCTCTGCCCAGATCATATCGTCAAGTTTGACTTCTTCTTTATTGGCAATTTTCTTGCAAATAAATTCTAAGCGAAGTCGGTATTGAGTTGACAGCATATTTACTCTTCCGATAGATAATGCTCTAGTTGATTGATCCTATGAAACTCAGCATAGGCTGCTTCAGAACGAACATGAAGAATGTCTTTGATGTCATCCATAATGAATGAAGGATCAACACCGTCATCAAGGTACTTGTCGATTGCTTCTTTCAAATACCGATACCGATGCCACTCTAATGAATATGGTTTGTAGTACATGATAAAGTGAATTCATCATCACTATTTAGACAAAAAAAAGAGGGGTCCGAAGACCCCTCGTCACTTCCTTCACACGGAAGTCTATATTATATCACATCAGGTTCGTGACCTTGACGCGACGATAGTAACGGTTAGCGTTTACACGCAGTCTGCCAAGACCCTGGGTGGTGCCTTCAGCGAATGGGTTAGCGACCAGACCATAGCGGGTCTTGAAGCCAATCTTCGGCTGGAAGGAGTTCTCACCAACGGCACGAACCATCTGGAGAGGAACGTAAGGGCAGTAGAACAGACCAGCGTCATAAGGGGAAGTACCCTTATAACCAACAACGTAATACTGGTTAGCAGAGTTGTTAGCAGCGTAAGGATCGATGTAGACGCGATACTTACCATTGATGGTTCCAGCAAAGGTGTTGCCAGTGTCATCAACGTTCAGGTTAGCGTTCAGGGCAGGGGTGTAATCCAGGATGCCAGCCATGGTCAGAGCCGAAGCGACATCAGCGGAGCACATTACAATATTGCCCTTTCCTCTACGAGTTCTTTGTGCGATCTGGTTAGCATCGCGCTCGATTTGGAACAGCAGACCTTTGAACTTCTCAACAGACCAGCGACCGTTGGAGTCAACGTCCAGGTTGAACTCACCAGCGGTAGCGGTGTTGAGGGTAGCGCCCTGCTCAGCAACCTTGTAGATGGTTCTGATGACTTCGCGGTTGATCTCAGCCAGGATCTCAGTAGAGAGGATGTTGGCGAGTTCCGCTTCAGCGTTCAGACCGTGGATTGCTTTCAGGTCCTGAGCAAGCTCAAGGCTGTACTCAGCTTTCAGCGCACGAGACTTAGCGGTTACAGTAACCTTCTCGATGCTGAATGCCATCTCGTTGAAGGCATCCGAACCAGTTCCGTCCAGAGCTTCAGCATCGCCAGTTGCCATGCCCTGACCAACGGTATAACCGAGGGAAGAAGCAGAACCAACAGGGTTGAGAGCAGCAGGGTTGCTACCAGTCTGTGAGGTAGTACCCAAACCAGCAACGTTGTCGCTACCAGTCAGGTCGAAGCCATGATCCTGACCAGAGAAGGCGGTATCTGCTTCATCGAAGAATGCTTCAGTACCGTCTTGACCTGGGGTTCCAGGACCAGCGTAGCGGGAACGCATTGCGAAGATCAGTCCAGTAGGACCGCTCATCGGTTGAACGCCAGCCAGGTCATAAGCGACCAGGTTAGGCATGGAGCGTCTGATCAGGGAGATCAGAACGGGGTCGAAACCAGCAGTCGGACCAGCGTGGGTGGAGTCAGAACCGAAAGCACCTGAGGCACCAGCGGCATTACCAGCGTTGGTCGGAGTCTCCATCAGGTTGAAACCTGACTGGAAGGACTGCTCTTCTTGTAAAAACTTTTCTTGGTTTTCCAGCAGAACAGCGGTTACTGCTCTACGGTGTGAGTCGGAGATTCCTCCGTCGTGGTCGAGAAGTGGCTTCCACTTTTCAACCAGATGCTCTGATTGGAACATTTCTTTAAAAGGTAGTTGATGTTTGCTTTAATAAAAAATTCAGTTGTTACCCGCTGCGTCCAGGAACTTAAGGTAATGTGACATTCTGCCTTCCGAAGAAGCGCCAGCGTCATCTACACCTTCTGAGAGTGACTCAGCTTGGGAGGATTGAGAGGTAGTCTTGCTGGTGAAGTATGACTCCTTCAGCGTTTCCAGTTTCTCTCTATAAGATTCTTCACTTTCAAACTCTACACCTTCTGCGAGGGAAGCGAGCTTCTCCTTCTGAGTGGAAGCAAGTCCATCAGAAACGTTCTCCAGGATACCGTCAGCAACCGACTCTGCGAGACGCTTGTTGAGTCCGATATTCTTATCGATTTGCTCGTTGAGTTTAGTCTCCATATCATCTAACTTCTCGACCATATTGGCGAGAACATCATATTTGTCTTCAGGGATAGTTACATAATGCTCTTCAAAAAGACTCTTCATTCCACCGAGGAATGATTCGGTCATTTCGGTCTTCAGACCGTTTTCGACCGCGAGTTGATTCTCTTGGAGCCATTCGTCAGCGACGTACTCCAGATAAGAATCGACACGTTCGGTGAGTTCGACTTTCATGCTGTCGATCTCTTCAGCAACTCTCTCTTCGTATTGAACTTCGAGTGCCTCTTTGATTTCTGCAACCTTAGCGGTCAGTGCAGCTTCAAAGATAGTTTTTGCCTTCTCTCTGAATTCCTCAGAGAGTTCTTCGCCACCGAGGAGAGCTTCAACGTCTTCTTCAACGTTATACTCTTCGACTTCTTCGACAGTTTCCTCTTCGGTAACTTCGTCTTCAGCGACGATTTCCTGTCCGTCTTCGAGCACCTCTTCCTCCTCTTTGGCCATTTTGGGCATAGCGTCTGCCTTCTTTGCGCCACGGTTCACTACGTCAGCAACGGTCTTAAGACTTGGCTCTTTCAGTTTTGCCGAGTCGTCGTCGGGTTTATAGTTCTCGGGGGAAGGTCCGCCGAGGTCTTCTACTGATGCGAGTTGAGTACCTGGATCCGCCATGGTAGGCATGGGATCACCCGCCTTAGCACCGCGAGTGACTTGATCAGATACTTTCGTAGTCTTAGTTTCCATTTCTTGTAAGCGTCCAAGCGACATTGAAGGTTTCTCCGATTAATCTACTTAATCTATATTTATTTATACATTAAAGATTTGCGAGGAAGTCGTTAAAAAGATCTAACTTCTTCTCGTCAAGTTGTTTTTGAGTCACTAATGTATTGATCTGCTTATAGGTTTTACGAGCAGTTGCTTCTCTAAGAATGCCACCATCCCAAACCCAATCTTTTCCTTCCATGATACCTTCAACGAAAGCATCAGGAGCAGAAGGATCGGCAACAATATCAGCAGCAGTAGCAAGCATGAAGTCATCACCAACAACGTTGGTTCCCTCACGAGTCATCTTCAGTGAACCAATGCCACGGGAAGAAACTCCGAGTTTTACACCCTCATCAATTAATGATTGAGCGATCTTGCCCATTGGAGTTCCGAGGATCTTTGCCTTACCGACAAAGTTAGAACCACTTTCTCTCAGAGAAACGATCTTGTGCGAAACACGATCGAGGTTAACGGTCGGTCCATCGGGATGACCGAGTTCGCCCAGAGCACGACCACTTTGAACGTGGTTTTCATTATAACGAGCAACTTCGCGACGAAGAGTTTCCATCGGATACATCCGACCATTACGGTTCTTGATGTCTCCTTGCAGAAATACTCCCTCAATATACAGGGATTTTTTGCCGTTCTTTTGTTCGACAATGAAATCGACTGACTCGATCTCTTCTCTGATAAGTTTCATTTGATTAGTTTGTAAATCCTACTTTGGCGAACTTCACACTAGTGTTACCAGCCCACAAAACATCCTTATAGTCTTTATCAATATATTCAATCTCCCCAGCAGGGACAGTGATCGAACCATAACCAACGATATCACTTCTATGAGTGGAGACAGCAACGAAGACAGCAGCACTATGTCCGTTATAAACACGAACAAGTCTTGCTTCTCCGACTGAACTTGCAGAACCAACAGTTGTTACTGCTGCTTCTTCCTTACCAATCATACGAGTAACGTTACTCATTCCTCCTCCTCCTCAGGAATTTCATCTGAAATTGAATCTTCTACTTCTTCAACCTCATCTTCACCAAACAAAGTATTGGCAACGGCAGGCTTAAGATCTTCAATCCTTGCTGCTGATTTTGCAAACAAAGCGTCTTTAATTTGATCACTGATTTGCGACGGAGAATCCGCCGAAATCATCAAATCCATAAGATCATCCATCGGAAATTAATATAAACAGACTAAATATATTTATATTCAAATAATTCCCCCGTCTGGGGCTTCAGTTTTCTTACCCTGTTTCTCCAGATCTGGTTCCGTAACTGGTGCTCCAAGGTCCATACCCGCTGCCGATGGTGGTGCAGATTCTGCGGGTTGTCCTGGTGCTGGTTGACCAAGACCATCAACTGCCATATCCATTTCATAAGGGTCAGCAATGACACCTTGCTTGATTTCCTTCTGGATGATGTCATCCTGCTCAAGCATCTCGTCATCACTCTGACGCAGAATCTTACGACGGACATAATCTTGTGAGAAGTATCTGCCAACATAAGGTTCTGCAACCTGAATCAGATTCAGTCTCTCTTGCATGAGTTCTGCTTCTTTCAGTTCAGAGAAGTGGTTGTCATAGATGAAGTCAAACTGAATATGCTCAGACATTTTCTCCCAGTCTTCTGGGGTGACAACGTTCTTAAGCAGCAGTTGTGTTCTCAGCATATCCAAGAACATGTTGCTGAAACGCTTACGCAGTCTGCCTACAAAC